AAAAGTGGCAGTAAAGTCCGGCCAGGGTGTGGGAAAAACAGCTCTTGAGGCAGGTCTTATTATCTGGTTCATAGTATGTCGCCCATACTCAAAAGTGATAGCCACAGCGCCCACCATGCAGCAGCTTTATGACGTGCTCTGGGCAGAGATTTCCAAGTGGCTTGATTCATCGAAGGTAAAAAATCTTCTGACATGGACAAAGACAAAGGTTTACATGAACGGGGATTCCGAGCGGTGGTTTGCTACGGCAAAGACAGCAACGAAGCCGGAGAATATGCAGGGCTTCCACGAGGACCATATGCTGATTGTGGTGGATGAAGCAAGCGGCGTCGCTGACCCGATTATGGAAGCGATACTTGGAACGCTGACAGGTGATGACAACAAGCTGCTCCTGATGGGGAACCCGAACAGGATTGAAGGGGTGTTTTTTGACGCATTCAACACGGACAGGGATAAATTTAAAACCCATACGGTGAGCAGCCGTAATTCTAAGCGTACATCGAGAGATAATATTGCAATGCTGGAATTAAAGTATGGAAAGGATTCTGACGTTGTGAGGGTACGCATAGATGGACAGTTTCCCAAGGGTGCGCTTGATTCGTTTATATCGCTTGAGACAGTGGAACTGGCCAGCTCCGCGCTTAATAAAATAAAGCAGTCTGACATTGACTCTGCAAAGGTGCTTCATATTGGCGTGGACGTTGCCCGGTTCGGTGATGACAAAACCGTGATTACTGTAAGAATCAGCACAAAAATTTTTGAGTTCCGGAAGTATAGTAAAAAAGGAACAATGGAAACAGCCGGAAATGTGATTATGTGTTGTAAAGAATACATGAAGCGTTTCTCCCACCTGAAAAAATGTATGATTAAGGTGGATGATACAGGCGTTGGCGGCGGTGTGACTGACCGGTTGAATGAGGTATTAAGGGAAGACAGGCTTCCGTTCACAGTAATTCCGGTCAACAATGGAGAGTCTGCCACAGATGAATATTATTTTAACCTTGGAGGCCAGCTCTGGGGGAATGTGAAGGAGCTTCTGGAAATCAATTTTTCTAATAATCTGCAGGGAAAAAATGATGTTCAGATAGAGCTGCCGGATGATGAAGAAATGATTAAGCAGTTGAGCGTCAGAAAATACCATATGACTTCGAAAGGTAAGATTCAACTGGAAACAAAAAAGGAAATGAAAGAGCGGGGGATTGGTTCGCCGGATACAGCGGATTCCCTTGCCCTTGCTTTTTACGAACCTGATACATGGCTGTATTGATAAAGGCGGTGAAAATATGCTGACAGTGGCTGAAATAAAGCATTTTATAGACGAGGATGCATCCTCAGAAAAGAAAAAGATGGCAAAACTGGGAATGAAATATTATGAGGGTGAGCATAAAATCATGGGGTCACGCCTTTTTTATGTGGATGCCGATGGAAAAGTCCAAGAGGACCTTTTAAGGAGTAATATAAAGATTTCACACCCCTTTTTTACAGAGTTGGTTGACCAGCAGGTGCAGTATATGCTTTCCGGAGACGGAGATTTTATCAAATCGGATATGCCTGAACTGCAGGAAAAGCTGAATGTTTATTTTGATGATTCTTTCTGGGCGGAAGTGTATGAAATGCTTACCGGATGCATTGCCAAGGGTTTTGATTATATGTACGCTTATCAGACCGCAGATGACAGGATTGGTTTTCAGTGGGCAGATTCCATGGGAGTGGTGGAGGTCAGGGCAAAGGACACGGACGATAAGACAGAATACATGATATTCTGGTATATTGACCGTGTAGAAAAGGGTAAAAAGACCATTAAGAGAATCCGTGTATGGGATAAGAAGCAGGTTTATTATTATGTCCAGGTGAATGACGGAGCAATCGTGGAGGATGCAGATGCGGAATTAAATCCGAAGCCTCATATCGTTTCAATTGAAAGCGGGGAAAGATACGGTTCCTCTTTTGGCTTTATCCCCTTTTTCAGACTGGACAACGGTTCAAAGCAGTTCAGTGGTTTAAAACCGATTAAAAGCCTGATAGATGATTACGATTTGATGGCCTGCAGCCTTTCAAATAATTTACAGGATTTTACAGATGCCATTTATGTTGTGTCAGGTTATCAGGGAGCAGACCTTGATGAAATGATTCAGAATATGAGAACCAAAAAGCATATCGGGGTAAATAAAGATGGCGGCGTAGAGATTAAGACAATAGATATTCCCTATCAGGCGCGGCAGGCAAAGCTGGAACTGGATGAAAAGAATATTTACCGCTTCGGAATGGGGTTTAATTCCGCACAACTTGGGGATGGCAATATTACTAACATTGTAATTAAAAGCCGGTATGCACTGCTTGACTTGAAATGCAATAAGCTGGAAATCCGGCTGAAGGAATTTTTAAGAAAAATTATTAAGATTGTGCTGGATGAAATCAACCGGAAGGAAGGTACAGATTACCGGATGAAGGATGTGTATTTCAGCTTCCAGCGTGAAGTAATGACCAATGCGCAGGACAATGCACAGATAGAGCTTCTGGATGCACAGAAGCAGGGGCAGCTTCTTGATAATCTTTTGAAAGTAAGCAATATTGTTGATGAGGAAACGGTTATTCGGGAGATTTGCGCAATATTGGATATTGATTATGACGAGGTAACAAGCAGGCTTCCGGCAGATGAGGAAAAAGAAGCAATAAAAACAGGCCAGGACTTAAAGAATCTTGTTCCTGATGATGGAGGCGGCGGTGCTGATGAACAGACGGCAGCTTGAAGTGCAGAGAGCCCATGCAGATGATGAAATGAAGGTCATTCAGCAGCTAAAGCAAATATATGCGCAGGCAAGGAAGGACTGTGAGGCGAAAATCCGGGCGCTTTCCGGAAGGACGGACATGGAAAATTTACAGTCTATTATCTGGCAGAGGCAGTATCAGGATGCGCTAAAGGCGCAGCTTGACGGAATCCTTGATATCCTTAATGCAAATTCTTTTAAAATGATTGCTGATTATCTGGGAGAATGCTATGAAAACGGATTCTTCGGGACACTGTATGATTTGCAGGGGCAGGGAATCCCGCTGATATTTCCCATTAATCAGGAAGAGGCAACAGAGGCTTTGCATGTAGATTCAAAGATATCACAGGGGTATTACCAGAGGCTTGGGGAAGATACTTCTGCGCTGAAAAAATCAATCCGGGCGGAGCTTTCAAGAGGCGTTGTCAATGGGGAATCATGGAACCAGATTGCGGTACATATAGCGGGCGGCATGAACAGTCCGTTTAATAAGGCATTTAACAACGCTTTAAGAATTGCCAGGACAGAGGGGCACAGGGTACAGCAGGAAGCTGCCTGGCATTGCCAGCAACGGGCAAAGAGCAAAGGGGCCGATGTGGTAAAACAGTGGGATTCCACTCTTGACGGCGCCACAAGGCCGCATCATGTGGAGCTGGACGGACAGGTGAGGGAACTTGAGAAACCCTTTGAAGTGGCGGGGCATACAGCAATGTACCCCGGAGGCTTTGGCATAGCGAGCGAGGATATCCATTGCCGGTGCGTTTCACTGCAGAGGGCCAGATGGACATTATCAGAAGAGGAATTTTATGATAAATGGAACGGGGATAAAAATGAACTTGTCAGGGTAAAAGCGAAGACTTATAATGAGTTTAAAGAAAAAACAAAAACCCATCTGATGAAGATACAGTTTCCTGATGATGTGTATAAAATCAGAGGTTTTACAAAAGAAGTTCGTAAAGAATTGGAAAGTGCATTGCAAAAGTTAAAGTTAGAATACGATATTCGATTAAATTCTATCTTTGTTGAGAAGACAGATGAATACGATATTTTTGTTACAGGGTACCATGATGGCGTAGTTGATATGATAATTAACCAAAATGCTGATTTTAATGAAATTATCCGTAGGATTCCGCAGTATTATGCAATAGGAAAATTTGCCGGGAAATCTCTTGAGGATTATATGGCTCACGAAATGGCTCATGTTATGCTTTATCAGGATTGCAAAAGTGACAATGAATACCGCGCCAAATATCAGCAGATAGAAAATTTATATGATATTATGGCGGGAATATCAGGGTATGCGGATAAATTACAATCGGGAAATGAAGCGCTTGCAGAGGCATTTGTCAGAGTGCGAAACAATGAAAGCATTTCACCAATAGT